CAACAACAATCTCTTGTGCAAGAGCTTGCATGATTTCTGCTTCTACGTCAACACCGTGCATTGACTCTGCGTCTTGAGCTGCCTCAAAAGTCCAGCGAGCTGATAAACGTCTAGTTTTTGCTTCTACTGTTTCTTTTAAGATTTGAATGCTCATTTTACGTCCTGGTTGACCTTCAGCTGCTGCTGTAGCATCTGGAGAACCAGCGTATGTTGATGCCAACTTGAATGGGCTTAATGCCTCATCACCTGCTGTTGCACCGCCACCGCTCTCCGCGTATCTAACACGTAGAGTGTGGATTTGGCCTACTGGGCCTGTCATTGGTTGTACACCAACTAATTCATTCGCAATTACGCTGGGCATAACACGTCTGATTAGAGGTAACATTACCTTATTTAATGTTGCGACTGATCCCGCACCTGTTGCACCTGCTGTTGCAGCCTCTGACAAATAGCGTTTTGTATTTTCGAGGACCACATCTAATGAAGATTTTCTGTTTCCAGATACACCTTCGAGCAATGCTTCTTTAGTTGCGGACCAGTTGCTTTCAAATAAATTTGCCATTTTAAATCACTCCTTTTATTTTGAAAGTCCGGCTAATTTCTTAATGTAATCAATTTCGACTACATTATCGGTTTCGTCATCGGCCTCTGCTGTTACAACAGCTGCCTTGTTACCAGTATGTTCTTTCTTTACTGATTCAGACAATGTCTTCTTCACTCTTGGTGTTTCGCCATCTAATACAGATGGAAGATACTTATTGAATTGCTTCTCTAAGTTCTCTGTCTTAACACTTTCAAGCAAGTCTGACATAATTTCTTTCTTCTCTTTGCCTAGTGGTGCTAAAAGTTCGTTAAGTGTCTCTTTACGAGTATAACGATCTTCTGCTATTCTTAATTTAGATTCAGTTAGTTTCTCTGCTTCTTTCGTTGCTTCGATACTTTCTTTTGCTTCATTAAGTTGAGTTTCCACTTCGGCTAGTGTTCTCTGTAATGTCTTAATTTCTTTGCTTTCGTTTAAGTACGATGTGTTGTACTCATTTGCGAAGGCTTCAAAAATACGACGTCCAAAGTCATTCTCACGAGCTTTAGTGATGTCATTACGGAAGTTTTTAACCTCTTCAGTGATAACGTTGTTGATTGTCTCTTCAACTTTACCTGCCGCTTTACGGATAAAATCTTTCTTCGCTTCAGCAAGTTGTTTCTTGCCTTCACGAACCATCTTAACTTTTTGCTCTACTAAAGACTTCTTGTCTTCATGGAATTCTGCAATTTCAGTTGCAAGAGATTCTGTAACAAACTCATCTAATTTAACAACGTGTTCGTTGACTTTAGACTTGTCTGCTCTTAACTCTTGTACTTCTTTTGCTACCATTTCGACAACAAATTTGTCTAATAATTTAGCATGTTCACTAATGGCTTTGCGATACTTGACTCTGTCTTTTGCAAGTGAGTCTTTTTCTTCTGCAATTTCTGCTACCTCAGCCGTTACTTTATCAGTGATAAAGTTATCAACTGCTTCAACGATTTGAGACTTATCATGCTCATAACGTTGTGCAAACTCCTCACGAAGTTCTGCTGTAAGCTCTTCTTTTGCTTCGGAAACTTTTGACTCCCATGCTTCTTGCAAGGCTTCTTTAACTTCAGAAGTTAAATCTGTTCCTTCAAGTAAGTCTGTAAATGTCACTGCCATCGGTAGTCTCCTACTTCCTTATATTTTTAGTTCATTGATTAGACTGTGAATCTGTCTAGCCAAATGTATTTCTGCACTTTTGTCGTGTGTAACTGCTGCGGCAGTTTCGTGTATTACGGCACCGCCACGCATGTTAAATAAACTTTCATAGATTGTCTTAGGGTAAGCATCTGGTGCACTGGGCTGAGCCACAATGTCCACAGTAATTATATCAAAATCAGATACTTTACCTGATTCGTTAACGTTACCGCTTCCTCTACTTGATACGCCTAGTTTAGCACCTGCTTTTAATAAAGCCTTTGCTATATTACCCATTGGCGTGTCTATGATTTTCAATTTGCCTAATCCGTTTGCATCATCACAATGCATTTCGGTGATAATGTGAGAAACACGATCTAAATTGATCTGTAACTCTTCTGGGTGATCTAACTCACCTAGCACAGTTTCACCTTTTCCTAAACGATCTTTCACACTTTCAACAGCACGTTGTATTTCCTGTTTAGGATATACTCTTCCATTCTGGTTCTTTACATCACCTTGAATGAACAGGCCTGCCATAAACAGGTCTTTGCCGTCTTCGGATTCCATAATCTGCACTTTAGCAGCGTCTGGACTCATATATTCGTATAGTTTACGGATTTGCATAGTTTTACTCTCCTACAGTAATCTCAATTAAACCTTTTTTGGTTCAACGTTAATGTTGTCTGTAGGTGTGTGATCCTTTGCTGATTCACCTTTTGCGCCTTCTGAACCATCTTTTGCTTTTACAGGTGAACCTGCGCCTTGCACTGATGTTTTCTTAGGTGCTTTTGTGTATGGTGATTCGTTGCTATCTGCTTCGCCGCCCTTTGGAGCTGCAACTGCATTTGATAACTTAGTTGCTTCTTCAACAACTTCGTCTTCTTCAGCAACTTCTTCGTCTAGGTCGTATTCAACTGACTCTAAATCCATTTCTTCAGCATCAAGCTCTGCTTCTTCTTCGTCATCGCCGTCTTCTTTAGACATTAATGCGTCAAATTCTGCTTTTAAAGATTCTAATTCGTCTGCAATATCGTCAACCTTGTCTTCAAGATCTTCTTCGCCTTCTTCGTCGTCGCCCATAGGCTCGTCCATTGGCATTGCATCTTCGTCATCGTCTTCTTCGCCGATTTCGTCTGCTTCAATTTCTTCTTCGTCTGCTAACACGTCATCTTCAAAGTCATTGCTTTGATCGATAACTTCGTCAACTTCGACTTCTGCTTCGTCAAGTTCTTCTTCTGCTTCGTCAACTACTTCTTCAGCAGCTTCTTCTACTTCAACTTCAGTGTCTTCGACTTCTTCGTCTAAGAGACTTTCGTATTGAGCACGAGCTTTATCAACTACATACTCATGAAGCATTTCTTCCGCTTTTTCGTTTTCTTCAGCAAGGAGAAGTTCTAAAATTTGTTCTAACTTAGTAGACATTGTGGCCTCCTTAAATAAAAAGTTTTAAAACTAGTCAGATGCGTACTTGTGCAACTTACTAGATTACTATATACTTATAGCAATTCGCTAAAATTGTGTTAAAATGGTGTTTTTTTGAGGCAAAAACGATGATATATACCGTTTTCCCCCAAATAGAGTGTTTTTAGGTGTTAAAGTGCTGGTTCGCCGCCTGCGTCTGCTTTGTACATAACTTTTACAAATTTGTTATGTTCAATCTCTTCCGCTCTAGCAATTTCACGCACTTTGCGTAACTTGTTTAGTTCTTTGAGTGTAAGTTTAGACTTTCGTGTGTCGTTTTCAGAACGCAACGTTTCTCTATCTTCGCGTGGTTCATAAAATTCTACTATCTTCATCTGTCTAAATTCCGGGTTCTGCTGGAGGTACTTCTGTTCCTCCTACATCAGTATTTACCATTGTTGCAGGATCTTCCGGCATATCAATGTCAGATAAGTCCGGTTCTGCCATTGGATCAACTACTGCATCAGGCATAGGTCTTACGCCTATGTTTTTCAATGCAGCCGCTTTCTCATTATCCTTATACTTCTGGTAATCGTTCTCTTCTCTCCACAGTTCTTCGTTACTCTTCATCTCAGTATCACTAAGTCCCATATACTTCTGTAAAGCAAATCGCTTACTCATGTATGGTAACTGTGCAACCTGATTAAACATTTGAGCACGTTCTGTGTTAAGTTGTAGTTCTCTGTAACTACTAAAGTTCATTGGCTTGTTAAACTGTAATCTAAAGCCAGCATTGTCAATGTCAATACCTTTGTACTTTAGGAACATTTTAAATTCTCTGTCTAGATCTTCCTGCACTTGCTTTTGTAGTCTTTCTACATATTTTGCAAATCTGTATTCTTGAATATATGCAACACCCACTTTACCGTCATTGTATTGTGCTGAACCATCATCTGGTCCTGTTGGCAAATAACTTGCTGGTATTC